CATTAATTTTGGTTTTGTAAAAAAATTATCGTTTTGTTTTGGTTTTTTTGGGGTTTTGTCTAGGCCAAGGTGTTCTGCTCTTGAGTGTTGTTGTGCGGTTCGTTTGGCGTTTAGGTAGGCGTTTCCGCGGGTTGCATTGCATTTGCGGCATGACCCAACGAGGTTCTCCAGGTCGTCTGTGCCTCCGCGATCGGACTCTATGAGGTGGTCTGCCTCGGTGCTGGGTGCTTTGTGGCACCAGTGGCAAATGGGTTCGTTCTCTAGCACTATGCGGCGGTTGCGCATGAACTCCGGGCTGTTGCGTTTGGTCATGGTGTTTCCTTTGTTGTGGTGATGTTACTACCGCCCTTGGGCTACGCCCTGCGGTTGGTCTCATGTGCGTGTTGGTCTCGGGTGTTTGTGCCCCCCACATTTGAGGCCAATAGCCAAGGCTGCCGGAATGATTAGGACGGACACCATTGCCTTGTTATGTCGTTAGGGAACGCTGCACGATGTCTTACCCCCAGGGCCATTCAGGTTAGTCATCACAAGTATTGGGGCGCATCGCACTACCCCTGTCCCCAGGTGTTAATTCCTGCACAGTGCAAATCCGTACGAGGCCATGGTTGTATTCAGTTGTAGAGGCTGTTTAGTCTTTGCGCACACCCTGGAGTATCGCTATGCCGATGGAGATTAGCAGGGCATACCAGGCCATAATGATCATCGCACACGCCCTAAGCCTGCGTTGCGTAACGCGGCCACATTGTCATCACCATAGGCGGCCAACATTACGGGCATAAATATCGGGCCTTGGTCAAACTTAAGCGTAGAGGGAAGCATTAGTGCACCTTCGGCGTCGTCCCACAATTTGTTTGCCCAGGCTGATTTGGAGAATGGCACGAGGCATATACCTTGGCGATGGTTCATGAACTTATGTATCCATGGGCTGGTTTTGCTAAAGGGTGGGTTCATCCACACATTGCCGAACCAGTCACTAGCCAAGCCATCGGTCTCCTGTGTGTAGAACGCCTTGGCGGTGCCGTGGGGCGGTCCGGATGGTGGGCAGGCAACATCTAGATCAAACATGATGCCGAGGGCGTCAAATAGGAATTTAGGTGTCCAGTAGTCGTCGCTGGTGTTGCAGTCCTGGGGCATTGGGAATAATGATTCTTGGTTTAGCATGATGCCAACCTGTCAGCGATGAATTGCAGGTCTGATGGACGCCACAGATAACACTCCGCATGGCGTTCCACTGAACTTCGCCAATAATCCTGCGCTTCGGTTGTTTTGCCTTTTTGTGTTTTCAACTCGGCAAATATAAGCCCTCTGTCTTGGTGAGCCATCACTAGATCAAAGAAGCCAACGCTACCCATAGTCATGTACCTGCCTGTCCGGGTCATAGAGGGCTGGCTGTGGTGCACTACCCAGCCGTATTGATATGCCAGTGCCTTGACTTGCGCCATAAACGACGCTTCCGATATTGGCTTCATTGGTCTTTCCCTAGCAAGAAGCCGCACATGAATAGCGAGATGCACATGATGATCAGCGTTATAAAGTCAACCATTAGAAAGGCTCCTCAATTGTGTCGTATGTAGGAGCAGGCTGTTCGCCGTTTTTCAGGCTGTCAATATAAGCCGAGGCGTCCCGCTTTGAAAAGGATTGCAGGTTATGCGGAGGCACCTTACCCATGGACTTGCACACGGCCCTAATCATGTTTTGCTGTTTTTCGCTTGCCATGTTGCTGTTCTCGGTGATCGTTGTTTCACCCTGCATTCTTTGGACTTTGCCCATTTCTTCCCTACTCGGACGCTTAGCAAAATCGGAACCACTGAGGCCGGCGTTCGCTAATGCGCGTCCAACTGCGCCAGTCTCGCAGTTCTCAAGGTGAGATGTTTTGTTCACATTTCCTTGGCCACGAATCTCCTCGGCCCATCCAGTGGCAATAATTTCGCCGTCAATCCATAGTTCCGCTTTGAATACGGCAACATCAGATAAGTAATGCACTAGGTCAGTAATGACACGCGCATCGGGGTGTGCTTTTAAGAACCTGTCCAGCCTGCTGGCCACCGGCTCATAGTCGTCAAGATTAAAAGCCATTGGCATAGTCCTCATCAATAGACAGCGACAGCGCATTAATACTGTTTCGGTATTTATCTATGCGCTTGTTTAGGGCAGTAATCTGCATCCGCAGTATTTTAATTTCCAAGTCTTTTTCATAAATCATGTCAGCAACATCGTCGTTGTGTGTGTACTCAAGCGTCATCGGATGCCACCTGACTTGCGCTTGATGTGTATGACAGGCCCTTAGATGGTCCGCTGGCGTTCATGGATGGATGCCACGAGTGCCGGATTGTCTCGGCAATGTTGGGCAAGGCGTGTAACGCCCCAACTGCTTCCAAGATTAGGCTTGATTCCTTGAACCGTAGTTCCAGTGCCAAATTGTGGCTGAGGTTGGTTAGTTTGGCGATAAGTTCGCCGGTTGATGTTTCCATTGTTTTCCTTTGTTATTTTCCTGAGGTTGCTCGCCAATGACCTAGGCCGCCATTGTCGTATAAATACCGGGCAACTTTTAAGTTGCATCGGACATTAAGTAGGGCTTTGATCACATCCTGTTTCTTACAGACTGCCCGTGTCACAGTAGCCCATGACCCTTGAATCTGTAGAAGGCCGACATCGGGGCGGCCTGTGGATTTGCGAACGGCAGACAGGCTGCCAGGGTTGCATCGGGACTCCCGGTAGGCAATCCGTGACATCACCGGTACGACCTTTGCCGGGAAGTATTGAGCCAGTAACGGCTCTAATTTGGGGCATGAGTTGGCGGCAGCATTTGCCGGAGTTGGGTTAAATAGGGCGGTAGTAAGCATAAAAGCCATGATGAGTTTCAGCACTTTTCCAATTCTGTTGGCGGCCCCCATGAATGCCAGGATTGTGCGCGTTGGCACACCTGGGTGTATTCAATCAGGCCTGTGGATAAATCTGTGAAGATTTGGACCATTGTTAATTTGTCTTTAGAGCGTAGAACGGTATAGCCCCAGTGGGCTGGTTCTTGCGTCATGGGCGGTTAGCCATCATTTTAAGGAACAGCCAGCAACTAACCCATCCCATAATGAAACTGTATATGAACTGTGTATCGGTCATGACAACCCCTTTGCTGCGTCCATGCCTTGCTGGGTTATTGAACACACAATGGCCTGAGAGCCGCTTGAGACGGCCCTACGGGTGCCTGTGTCCTGTATTAGGCCCAGTGTGCGCAAATCGCTACAACGCTTCCAATAGCCCTTTATTTCATGCCCCATGGCTAACGCTCGAGATGCTGCCTCTTCATCGGTTAGGCCCAGGGTGCTATCGGCATAGATGGCAATGAGGATGGCGCGGTGGCTGCCTACCCGCATAGGGCTGACTTGCCGGGAGGTTTCCGGGTCTGACGACCGGAACAGTGGTAGGTCAAAGATGATCTTGTTCATGTGTTTCCTTTGTTAGGCCCTTTGAGTGGCTGGTTGTCACTATACACAAAAGACGAAAGCGGTGGTGGATACCCCAATGGAAACAAAGATACCCACCACCTAACCCCGGGACCGCTCAAACAGTGCCGGGAATCCTATTTCAACGCTCTGAAGACCTGTTCAAAGTGTTCAGGCGTTTGCTTTGCCAGTTCTATATGGAACCAGTTAGGCGAGCCTTGGTATGAGCCTGCATTATCATCTTCGGTAAAAATTTTGACCCCTGCCTTGCCCTCTCCGCGACTGCAACGATAGCCCGCACCAAAGGAACCGTATGCATACCAGTGCATTTCACATAAGCCAAGGGCTTTAGAGTTAGCCAGGAACCAGTCCCAAATAATGCGCGCCTGGGCTTCGTCTTTATATTTGAGGTCCGCCGCAAAGCCCGTCGCATGCACACTTAGGCCGGCATTATTTCTCATGGGTCTGTTTGCATAAGTGCCTAAAGAGGTCAGGGCCCACCTGGCTTTTGTTAACTCAACAAGTTTGGCAGTCACTGGTTGAGTGGCTTTGCCGTCCCATGCAGGGAAATAAGGGTAAGGCCGGTTGCTCATACTGGTGGGTCTTTTGGTTTGTCTTTAAGGCCGTTGCCTGCTAGAAGGCCAATGAGTCCACCTGCAAGGGTCATAAGCATTGGGGAAAGAATTGCCCATGCTTCTGAGTCGTTTGGTGCTTGCTCGGTTGGTTGCACTACAAAGAGAAGGCCGTATAGCAATGCGACGATGGAAAAAAGGAAGGCGCTGGATAGGCAGATGCCTACAACAAGAATAAGGCGTGCCTTGATTTCTTCGTTGCTGAGTCTGTTTTCTAGTTTCATTTGCATTTGCTTTCCATGAATGATTTGTTGAGGGTGTCTGTCGTGTCACAGTTGTGACGTACACGATCTGCGCAAGCGGTAAGCGATGTTAAAATGACCAATAGAATTAGGCTATTCCGCATCGGGTTTGACCCAGCCCGCTTTGATGAGTGCGGCTTCGGTTGGTTGTTTTTCTTCGTTGAGCCAAAGAATGATGCCGTCTGTCTCGCTTGCTGCCCAACCTTCTGTGAAGCCGAGGCTATGAAGGGCTGTGGTTATTGTCATTTGGTTCATGCGCTTATCTCCAGTGCAACGATGTATGAGGTTTGGTTTCCAGCACCAATGTTGATGTTCACAATTACGCCACTGTTGTTGTTATTTGAGTTGAACATTGTTTTGTATGTTGTTGCTGACGTTGTTGCAGGACTATCAACATAAAAGAATTGGTCGTTGCCTACTTGATAAACTGCGGTTGCGGTGTATAAGACTCCAAGTGAAATCTGTGAAATCAGTGTTGCGCCTCTCATCAAACGAGTTGAGGCTGCACAGTTTGCATTTGTGTTGTCTTTAGAAATGGAATTTGAGCCAATCAGCAGAATCTTGCTTGTTGCTGATTGAGGAGTAATTGTCACGGACAGTCCTGAATCAACATAGGTACTCGTGTTGTTCTGAATGTTTGCTGTTGCTGTTGAACTGACAACCTGCAAGACACGAAACGCGCCCCTTAAATTGTTCATCTGATCTGCGGTCAGAATAGCCCCCGACACAAAGGCCGCTGGGAGTGTTGTGGGTGTTGCCATGTTTGTCTCCTTTAGAAACTTAGAAGGTTGGTTGTTGAGAGCGTTCCAAAAATTGCGTCGTTAAGGGTGAAGTACTGGTTGCCGTCGGTTGACTCAAAATTATACGAAACAGTATGAGAACCTGGAACAATACGGTGTTCAATTCCTGAAGTAATTAGTGTCTGTGTTTCTGATGTTGGTGTGCCAGTTGAGAAATTCTTTTGCACCGTCACAATTGAGGTGAGATCAATTGCGAAGATGGTGGACCATTGCGTAGGGGTTAATGCTGCGAGTTCACATGAAATGCCGGTAAAGCGCAGGACAGGGTTGCGGTACTTGCCGAGAAGATATGCGCCAAGTCCTGCAACTTCTGCGGTCGTGGAATTAAGCAAGTTGAGAAGGTTGTAGTTCTGCGCTTGATACAAAGCGATTGAGGTTGCGTCTGAAGATGTTTGTGCGGCCCCGGCCGGAGATTGGGTGACTATGTAATTGTAAAGCAATTCCGAGCCGTACTGATTAATCAGGGTCATGTAAGGAATTCCTGTGCCATCAGTTGTAAAGGATGCATTGGCTACTGGGTTTAGGACGCTTGAGCGCCCCTTGAAGGTAAGGCTTCCATCGGCTGCCGTAAAGAGGTATCCCTGTTCGGATGTGTTTATTTGCTGTAGATAGTTTAAGGCGTTGGTGTCTTGTGCGACCGCGTAAGCCCCCAAAGTGGATGTTCCGGTACCTATGGACCTTGAGCCTTGGTAATTGATTTCAGGGCGGTCCAGGACGGTGTTGACGCGGGCTGATGACAATTCCGCGCTTGGCGTAAAAGCGTTTAGTTGCTGGTTGGCAAGTGTTCCAAAGGCGTCAACACATCTCGCTACCATTCTGCCCTGGTTGGCGTTTTGGTAGTCCAGGTTCCAGTCCTCTACAAAGCCTGTGTAAATCGGGGTGCCATTTGCGTAGATGATGATGGGCGAGCGGGGTAGGACATACGGATAGTAAATGCTGGCGGTGTTTAGTGGGTCCAGGATTCTGCTGTTGTTGTTAAATACGACTTGTGCTGTTCCGGCGTTGAATTGGTCTAGTTGGCGGTTGCGGCCGCGTCGGATGTTGACAGATAAGACTATTGAGGTCAGGTCGGCGTATGCGGTGCCGCCAAGTGTTCCGCGTTCTGCGGTATCAAGAACGCCATAGAAGGCGTCGTCAAGTTGAAAAGGTGTACCAAAACCTGTGGTGGTTTGGAACCCAACCAGGACTTGGTATGTGGGGACAGCCATTAGAAAGTGAACGCCGGTGCAAACACAACGCCTGAATCTCTCTGTGCGGCAAGTATGGCGTCAATAATGTCCTGGCCTACGGTAGCGGGGGAACTGATCAGGCCCGCGTCCAGGTTGATTGTGAGGTTGTCAAATGGGCCAATACCACCAATGCCTGCATTGGCAAAGCCTCCTGCGTTGCCTGAAGTGTTGTCAATGACTGGTGCTGCCGTGTTTTGGACTTTGCCTGGCGCTGATGCTGCCACTGCCGGAGGTGCTGCAAAGACCTCGGGGTTGGCCGCAATGATTTCCTTTTGGGATTCCTCAAATGCTCGAGCGCTTGTCAAGCCTCCTCCGCCGTCCCCGGAACCGCCGATTTTGGGCATTGAGAAACTTTTGCCACCAAGGCCGGGAACCCAGTCTGGAATGGTGAAGGATAAGCGTCCAACCGTGTTGTTCCATATTGCGGCAATTCCCTTGAATACGATTTGTGCGGCGCTCAATAGACCCTGAAAGACTGGGATAACAACATTTGAAGCCCACCATCTGATTGCACCAAATACATTGTCAACAATTGTTCGGAAGGTCTCAAACTTTTTGTAGGCCACAACGGCGGCGGCGGCTACTAATCCGATACCTATGGCAATGGCTGTGATGGGGTTAATGCTCATGGCGATGTTAATGGCTACGACGGCGGCGGCAATGCTTGCAAGTGCTACGCCCATAATGGTAAAGAACTCGGGATTGTCTTGGGCCCATTTTGCGAACTTGTTAACCAGTGGCAGCACCGCGTCAAGTACTGGTATAAGGGCAGCACCTATGCCTTCTTTAAGTTCGGCAATACCAAGAGTGAATTGGGCTAGTTGTCCTTCGGTTGTTTCGCCTGCTGCCTTACCAAAGCCGCCAAAGTTTTCCGTTAGTTTTTCGGTGATGGCACCAAAGTCTTTAGATTTGATAAGGCTTTGATCAAGTCCAAGTCCTAGTTTGCCAAGGGCGTTAGTGTTGCCGTCATATCCTTTTGCCAAGGCGGCGGTAACTGTCTCAAGGCTCTTCCCTGAACCCTTTGAGATGTCAACGGCAAGGGCTAATAGTTCCTGGGCCTTTGTGACATCCCCGGTACTGCGCGAAAGTCGGGCCATAGCCGGGCGCAGTTCGTCGTCGGCCGTGTTGGTTGACAGCATAAGCGTGTCAATGAAGTTCCCGTTGGCTTTAATTGCGGCGTCAGTTGCCGTGGTTGATTTGCCAAGGGCGATGGCTAGAAGGTTGGCGGCTGCCTGGTCTTCCATGGCTGCTTTGGTGCAGTCAACAAGTCCCGCCGCTAATGCTGCAATGGCAATACCTGCGGGGACGGCTGCCTTCTTAATGGCGAACTGTGCCTTCTCGCCGTTGGTCTCAAGATTCTTAAATTCCTTAACGGCGGAGGAGATTCCCTTGCCGTCAAATGAGGTCACGATTGGGATTGAAAGGGACATTACTTAAGTTCCTTTTCTACAAGTGCCACTACGGCGTTGGTTGCGTTAAGCATTTCGCGTTCAATTTGTTTGCGTTTGCGAAACACGGCTGGGCCCAGGTTGCGTGTGTGGTTTGCTTTTGGGATTGACCCAAGACTGTCGCTCAGTTTGTTTTGGTTTGCGCGTCCGGCCGATTCCCAAATGGCAGCGCCCGCGTTCATTTGTGCAATGTAGATCAGCGAGGTTGCTTCTCGAGATGCGTCAACCTTTAATTTGACCCCAGCGATTGCTTTGGATACGGAGAATGGAAACTTCTTAGAACCGCTTTGTGTCCAGTTGCGGGCCATGCCGGACAGGTACTCGCGCTGGTATCCAGCCTGGACTTCCTGAATTGCTGGTTGTGCAATGCGGGTAGCGTCGGCTGTGAACTGTTTGCGGAGGCCCGGTTCAACTTTGTTTAGAGAGCGGATAGCGTCACGAACACCGACAACTTCAATGGATGTGTTGGTTGTCATCGTCTGCTTCTTTGTGCTTTCTCTTGTTCGTTTAGGACATCAACAACCGTGAACAGGTCATCAGTGTCAAATGGAATTTCAGGAACCCAGTATCCAGTCGCGACAAGAACCTCCGCTAGTGAGCGTCGGAAACTGCCGCTTCTGTAAAACTTGGGGCATCCTCTGACACCACATCTATTGACTTGGTTTTCTTTATGAACTCATCAAATGCCAGCGGAACCGTGACGCCCGCGACCTTTGAACTTTCGTAGGCAAAGAAGGCCAGGTCTTCCGCGCCGATTCCGTTGGCAAGACTTGATGCTTGCTTCTTGAATTTGCGTTCCCATGCAACGACTACGAAAAGGTTTGTTTCGCATTCGTAGGCGTCGCCTTGGACTGGTGTTACTTGGAGTCTGATTTTCATTTTTTCCTTTGGTTGTTTTGGTTATTGATTAGGTCTAGACGATGTCTCGTACCCAGGTGCCGTTAGAGAAACTCACCGAGGCTACGGCAAGGGTCCCGATAGACGACATAATCACAGGGGCTGCATCCAAGGTACAAGTCGTAATCGTGTACTCGGGATTGCTGGCTGATTCTGTGGTGCCTGATGGGGACACAACAATTGTGCACGAACCGGCTGTGACAATGGCCGCAAGGAGGGTTTCAATTTCTCCGACGCCATAGGAAAGGTAAAGGTCTAGGTTGACCGCCACGGACTGAAGGCCCTTGGTTGCCTGTCGGCCAGTATCGGCTAGCGAGGTGCTCTCAAGCAACTCAAAGCCAACCATAACTTCACATTTAGAAAGTTGATCGCTGACATCAATTGCTGAGCCGCCGGTTGGTGTGATTGAGCAGGTTGCACCTGCGAGGAATGTTGATGTTGCCATGGTGGCTCCTTAGTTTCTCCGCACCGCTATTGCAACGGTGAGGTCGTATGTGGGTATGTCTTGCCCGCCGTAGTTTGCATTGCCCGGGCGGGCATCTGTAACTGCGATGGGCGAGTTCATTATGGTGTCAACAATCGTCATGAGGTAATCTCCGGCGTCGCTGTTAGCAGGTGGTGCCGCAAGAATGCGGACGGGAATGCGGAAGTCTCCAACATTGTAAGTAAAAGATGTCATGACCGGCAGTTCAATCATCACTGACATCGGGCGCGCATTGCGCGGGTCAGTAACAGGTTTAAGACCAAGGGCTGTCAGTTGAGTTTTGATTGCGGCGACCGCGTCGGCAAGGATTCCAGTAGCGGCCATTATGCGACCTGTGGCCTTCCGCAGCCAAGCAGTGCCATGATTTGGCCAAGTGACATGGTGGGGGTTCCCATGTTCATTGACTCAAAACTTGAAAAGCCATCTACGGCTCCTCTTGATCTGTACTGGATTGCGGCGTACTGAATGGTCCCCAGTTTTGCTGCGCCGTCGGGTGCGCTACTTAAGGAGTCGGTGTAACCAGCCTCGCGACGCTTGCGAAATGCCCAGGAGTTTGCAGCCGATACACAGACGGCGATGAAGGCCGTATCATTGGCCGTTGCGACCTCAATGCCCAGCCAACTGGTGACATCGGCGCTTGTGACCCATTGCGGGCTGGGGGTGAAAGCGACAGTGCCGCTGGCAATACTTCGCGCAAGGTCATCACCTGCGCTCACATATATAAATTGGTTTTCCATGATGGTTTCATAGTCAAAAACTAAGTCACCTTCTTCGGATACGCCCATGAACAAGTAAGGCTCGGTAGAAATAACAGTGTGGGTGCCGTTAAAGTTGTGGCCTGCGCCTGCTACAACTACCGAGTCTTGACTTTGAATGTCTGTGTCCACAAAAGTCTGCAAGATGGCATAGCCCTCTAGCCGCGTATGAAATGCGAGGTTAAAGGTAGCCATGGTCTTGCAGTCTTTCTAGATCGTCTTGTTAGGCGATGAAGTTTGCCTTGACGAACTTGGTTGGGTCAATCATGAGGGTGGCAAGGTAGCCGCGGAATGCGATTGTGCGGCTCATTGTTGATGGAACATCAATGCTGAGGGCACCCTTTTGCTGCTCAAAGATTTCATAACCAGTTGGGTCTCCGACAATGACTGTGCTTGCTGCAAAGTTGCGATCAACAACAACCTTTAAGCCGAAGGCCATCATGTCTGTTGAGTTTGCATTTGAGCCACCAAAGGAGTTCATCGGGCCAACATTTGGAAACAGCGGCCTGTCTGCCGTATCTGAAAGCGACGAAAGCGACGCCCACACATTTGGTGCCAGGAAAAGATGGGTAGGCAGGTTGCCATTGCTTGATGAAAGAATGGTTGACGCTGCGCCGTAAATCCATGTAACCCAATACGAAGGATCTGCGCCTGATGCACCGGAAAAGTCACGAGTGACTGATGCGCCGGTTGCAAGGTTGTCTGCAGCCACATTGTCTGTTTCGTTTGCATAGATACGAGCCATGTCGTCAAGTACGAGTCCGATAATTTCGGGCTGGCTCCAGTCAATTGACTGTTCTGACAGGGTCACAAATCCACCATAACTACCCTTAGTAACTTGGTTGTCTGTGACGACGAAAGTTCCTTGAGTGAGCGCGGTGTTTTCAGTTGCCTGGTTGCCAATGCTGGTGTGTGTTGTTACTTCAGGACGGATGAACACCTTGCCACCTTGTGGCATTGCTTTTGCGCCGATTGCATCAATGACCGGACGACGACCAATAAAGTTGTTATATACGGGCTGGACGATTGGCAATGGAAGGACACCAGGAATATCTGATGTGATCACATTTGGAGCGGCGGCGCGTAGGCCTTCGCTCATTTCACGCCATTTGTCTCCACCGACAAAAGCGGCTGAAATGTATTCTGCTGCGGATGGCATGATGAATTCACGCTTTGCAGTTGCATAAATTGGGGTTGTTGGAATGATTGAAGCCTCAACCTCAACCACTGGGTTTTCTTGTGTAGCCACTTCGGGTTCCTCCTCGGAATCTATTGGGGTGGGTTCGGTTGCATCTTCAGGTTCGGATGCAGCGATTTCAGTGATGACAGCGTCCTTGAATGCTGGCTGTGCCACCAAACTGATCTCCACGAGATCAGCCTTGGACACGACCATGACGCCATTTTTGTCATACTTAAACTTTGTAGGTACGGCCCCGACGCTGACTGAGTCGTAAGCGCCTGCCTTAACGAGTTCAATAGCATCGGCGGCCGCGCCCGTCTTTGCGAAGGTGGCAGTAAAGCCTAGGCCTTCCGGCATATCTGCAAGGGAACTAACAACGCCTCGCAATGCGCTCATGTCATGATTCTCAAGCAACTTTGGTGCTTTCATGTTTAGGTCAAATGCTCCGCGTTGGAACGAGACCTTGGTGCCGTCCATTACTTGTGCGGACACTGGGAACCATGGAACGGCAATTCCCGTAATCGTTTTGGGGGCGTCATCGCTAGCCGCAGCGTCAATTGTGATCGGGACATTAATGAAATGAATCATGAGTTGCTTTCTGTTGGGGTTTCAATGTAGGGCTCAACCATGATGTCATCGTGCATTTCTTCAGCGAGGTAACCCGCAACATCAAATTCAACATAGCGATTACGAGGCAAAACATTTGAGGCACTGAGAACCTGCTGCAGGCACTCAATAAATGGCTTGGCCCCATACAGATATAACTGACGGTTGCTGTCTTGCACATTGGTATAGGTCAAGCCTGAACCTTCCTGAGGCGCTGAAACTAAATAAGCGGGGATGTTGGAAACTCTTGCGATCTCAAGTGATTGGTACTTGCGCTGTTCGGCAACAACCTCAGCCGGTGACACCGAGAATTCCTTAAATTCTGCATAATCGTTAAGTGCGCCAATGGCATTTTGGCGGCGTGCAGATGACCAGGCTGCAGCAAGTTCGCTTAATTGGTCGCTGTCCATAGTCTCTCCGCCTTTTTGCTGAAGATAACCGGGGACAGTTTCAAGCGTCGCATATCGGTCGGCTGCCTGATCTAGGTGAGTTGCGATAGACAACGCTCGAGCACCCTGGTATAGGAGTCCCTGGATAGGTGAGAGGAATTGAATGACATCATTGCTGTCTCCAATTTCAACGCCGTTAAATTGCACAACATCTGAGGGTCCGAACCACTGAGGACCGGTTTGATTAGGAGTTGTAACCATTGCGGCCGGTAGCCAAGTAAAACTTGCAGGCAGGCCGGTTGAGTACCTGGAGGTCACAAAGGCGAAGGCGCGGCCGTGGAAGAATAAATCACTAAAAATGTTTGAGTAGAAGAAGTTGCGTGTCACCTTGGGGTCAGGTTGTTCCATCCAAGGCTCAAGTGGCAGGTAAATTTTTTCGTAGCGTTCGCCGGTCCACTGCTTGGAATAGTGTCGCATCTCAAGGCAGCCAATCATGGAGGCCAATAAGTCCTTGGACCGGGAAACTGTTGGGTTTTGCAATGCTCGCTGTTCGGCAGCGCCTGTGCTATATGCAAGGAAGTCGTTGATTTGTGCTGCACCTGCACCGGCAGCGGCCGTCAATGGGGCTGAGGACATTTGCGCTGTCGTTACTTTTGGAGTGAAGAATCCCACGGGCGGAGTATTCCACAAACTTGTTGCAAATGCAACTACCTTGCTGAACCCATCATTGCCCGACCTGATTGCCCGGGTCTAGACACCAGGGAAGCAGCAGCAACAAGGCACCGGGCGCACTCAATCGGTCCGGGAGATTTTTGGCTGGACAGGACGACTGCCCCGTTGGCTCTGACCAGGGTTGCCCTGTTGACATGTTCGGCCAGCATTTCCTCGCCGGTGTGCAGGAGGCGTCCTTCGTTAATCATTGACTTAACAAGGCCTGTGTATTTGATCATCTCGGCATAGCCCCACAGCGACCGGCGACGGATTAAAGGTTCCGGGGTGTGCAGGTCAAGCGTCGGGGTAATGGCCAGTTTGAGTTTGGGGTTGGCTTCCATTAGTTCCTCAATGTGCTGCCACATGCTGCGGTTGGTTTCGCAGGTAAAAGCAACGCTGGCCACGATGTCCCCGTCACTATTTAGTCCGCACATAATCCCCACATACTTTGAGTCGTCCACAGAACTATCCACAGCCAAGACACAATTGCCCTCATCCAGGGTCTGATTTGTGGTATAACGCTTAGCCCACTCCCCTGGATTAATCCAACTGTTGGCTGCAGCAACCCAAAGATTGCAATGGGCCCTTAGATACTGGGAACGGTCCGGCGCTGCCGCCGCACTTTCTAATCCCTTCATGGTGATTGTTCTACCGAGGCTGGGGTTGGCGTAACCCCAATATCTTTGATCATCAGGTGACACTCCGGTTGGCAAACTCCACTCGGCCATAAACAGATCAGACCTGATGCCAGAGTCAATAACACCCAGGGCTTGTTCGCGCAATTTGAGGAACGCTCGAGATGACTCGTCCCCAGCAGTGGACACCAAGAAAGCAAGGGGGGAGGGTACAGCAATCTGTGAAGGTTTTAAAGCACCAAAATAGGTGGCCTCAGAGATTGCCCAGAGTTCGTCCACAATCAGTATGTCCCAGGTCCCACCATGCTTTTTGCCGGTGGCGCTGTTGACCTTATATACCGAGCCGTCAATCATTTTGACCTGGTGCCGACCGTAAGCCCAAGTCACTTTTGCTAGATCAGACTCCTCCAACAGTTCAAAGACTTCGCGTAAATCCTCAAACACCTCGGTAGCCAAAGCCAACTCGTGGGCCGTGGACATGATGCGAACCGGCCTCCCCCAAATGCGCGGCAACTCCATCAGGCAAAAGCCAACCAAAGCCGAAAGCATTGTAGTCTTCCCATTTTGACGGCCGGTACTTATCAAAGCCGTACTAGATATGAAGTTCCCATCCTCATCATGTTCAAGAGCGCCGGACAATGCCGCCAACTGCCACGGAAACAATGGCCGATTAAGATGTCTCTCACTCCATTCGCCAACCAAAGCCGAGTAAGACCCAAATGCCCCTGTGGGCGTAACCAACCGCGGCCATTCAATCCCAACGCCAACCATCGCAACCATTTCATCGTGGTCTTGGACCGAGTCATGACTGTCCACGG